ACAGCGCGCCACCCGGAAGCGTCACTGCGCCGCCAGAGACGGTGCGTCCTTTGGCGATGATCCATCCCGCCCCGCCAATGCCCGTCGTGTAGAGGATATCCACCGACTGACCATTGAGATGTGACAGGCCGCTGATCGAGTTTGTTGGGGCGCCTGAATAGGTCAGACCACAATCCACCTGAAAGCAATCGCCAACCCCCGCATATTCGAAGGCCGGCTGCATGACTTCGATATAGCGCTTCGTCAGACCGCCAATGGTCCGTTTGACGATCATCCAGACATCGTTCGGCATGCCGTCCTGACCCGGCGTAACGATGGCCCGCTCAACAATGGGCCAGCCCGATCCGGCAAAAGCACCGCCAACTCGGTGACGATGCATGCCGCGAACCTCTTGCGATGGCTGATGCGTGTAGCCACCCATCTCGCCGTTATCGAGGGGAAACCAGACGATAGGATCAGGGTCATCCTGATAGGCGATCTCGACAACACCCTTCTTTGGGATGTGCTCGGAAATCTGCCCGATGTCTTCGGACGTGAACCTGCCCGAGGCGTTCTGGACCAGTTCCACAACAGAGCGTCGTGAGCGCGTCACATACATGAAAGACTGGCCGGCATCGATCGGCCGGATTTTTGCACAGCCATGTGTGCGCGAGCGGCGGTTCTTGAACGAAGTGGGCGTAAGAGCCTCATCAAGGCCAGATCCGGACAAGGCCCGCACGCCACCGGATGTGGCGATCAGCAGAAAGCCGTCCGCGTCCGCGAGCCATACGATATCGTTCGCCTGGCCGCCGCCCGCATTCTCGAATACGAGCGCATCATCGTCTTTCTCGCCGGCCGAAAAGTCATCGAATGCTCCGGTCTTCGAGGCATATACCGAGAACCGCTTGCTGTAGGCCAAACGCTCTTCGAAGAACGCCACGCTCTCCACCTGCTCGTTAGGCAGAAATGCGCTCATCCGCCAGTTGATGATAGGTGAGAGGTCCGGCAGCGCATGGCCGTTGAGTTCGATGGTGACGACTGTTGCGGACGTGCGTGAGATGATGCGCGCCCAGCGCCAGTTGCCGTCAGAACCGAGCAGGCGGATCGTTCGGCCAACATCGGTCGTCCGGAAGCCAGCACCGTCATTGATGCCGGTGACAGACGATGCCGTGAGGTTGAAAGCAGTCTGTGAAACGGCGGCCTTGTTGAAGCCGAGTTCCGCCACTTGAAACGTGCCTACCGAGCCATCAAGCCCGGTGTAGCTGAAGCGGTGATACTCGAATGCGGCCTTGTTTTGGAATTCGTAAAACCGGGTTTCGCCACCATACCAGCCGGATTCGCCTTTTCGAGTGTCGAGCGTGGTCCAGGAAACACCGTTGTTCGAGCCTTCGACCTTCCACGATGTAGGCGTGCGGTTGACAATCGTGCCATCAACAGCCGTGATCCAGTAAGAGTCGACAACGACCTGCGCGGAACCAGCTTGGCGATACTGTATCCATCCCGGAACGGCGACGATCTGCAAATCTGTTCCTGGGTCTCCGTCGAAGACTTGAAACGCATTGGCGCTGACGTTCGAGCTAGACGCGGTTCCTGATGGCGCGGAGTTGCTTGTCATCAGCGGCGTCAGCGACGCGCGATCAGCCGGCGTCATTGTCGTGGCGGTGATGTTCAGCGGCAGATATGGCCCATCATTGAACACTGCTTCGGTTAGCGTCCATGTCGTGGGGCCTTCGCGTGTCAGGATCTGCGGCGGGTAGTCGCTGTGCACAATCCACATCTGATCAGCAGACTGGATGAACTGAAGCTCGTGCAAATCCGCCTCAACCCAAGGTGTGACGACTTCGACCGTTCCAACCCGCGAGCCATAGGCATAGACGCGAATGTAGAGATGGCCCACTTCAAGCGCATAGGCCTGTTCGGCACTGAAGATGAACGGGATGAGGATCGTCTTACGCGCCGATGTCTTGACCTCCCCGGCGAAATACGTGCCGCCACGAGCGCGCAAACCGCCATGCGGCAGCGTCAGGAAGTTCTCGCACAACGACAGCGCCGTCCGATAAAGATCAAGCGAGGCGCGCGCATGCAGGCGGGGAGAGATTTCACCGCGAACGAAAGAATCTTGCTGGGGATAGAGGGTAGGCATTCACGCCCTCCAGTAGCGATTGTCGCCACGAGCGGACGACCACGCCTGGCCGTAATACTGGCCGGCCCGCTCAAAGGCGTTGACACGCCGAGCTTCTGAAACGGCTTCGAGATATGCGCCGCGCGCCATCTCCACCATGCCCGACTTATGCGTCAGGGCGAGCGCCAGTTTGACGGCCAGCGCCGTGGCTACCACATCAACGAACTGCGGCGCCCACGTATTCGGGTCTGTCCTATCTTGAATGTAGCGAATGATGCGCGGGGTTGCCTGATCGCTCAGGATGACCGGGCCTTCACGACGCCATGAGATCGGAATGCCATTCGGCTCGCCGTCATAGGTGAGAGGCAACACGCGCAGAGCGGCAGCAGGGACCGTGTAGGACCAGTTGAGCGTTCCGTCGCCCGTCGCGAGATCGGTCCCGGTGACCGACGCCTTGGTGATCGCAAACCCCCACGGATGGCGCACGATTTCCGCTTTGCGCGTCTGCGCATAGTGGATGGTCGCCAGGCGAGCGACTTTCACATCCTGTGCCAGCGCTGTGATGGGAGCCTCTTCAAGAAGAGCAATCCCCATATTGACGACTTCGAGCTCGGTCGGCATCGATCACACCTGCGGATTGGGGCGGAGCTTTGCGCGCCGCAATTTCTGGCGCTTGCGCTGGCCCATGACCGGGAGAGCCACATCAGGCTTCGGCTGGGGAATGTCGGGGGCGAACTTCGACACGACGTTGCGGCGCGCCTTCGGCACGTCATCGCCACGCGGGCGCTGATTCAGCATGATCGGCATGGGGGAGCTTTCGAAGGAGGGAGGGCGGGAGCTTCATGGCTCCCGCCCGTAGTCATCACGCCTCGGTCGTCTTCAGCGCCAGGAACGTCATGTTCTTGAGCGAAGTCGCGGTGCGGTCCCAGTTCGCAGCGAGCGCGAATTCCGCGTCGGTTGCGAATTCGCCGGCCGTCGAGCCATCCAGCCAGCGGGTGCCGGGAATGTGCGGAACGAAGTGCCGGCGGGAGACCATCTCGGTGACGCCGCCACCGTGGCCCTGACGAGGCTTGCGATCGAATTCCAGCGGGCCGCCTTCCGTATTGACCGGAAGCTCGTTCCACATGATCGCGCGATCCTTGAACAGGAAGGCGGTATACTCGCCGGTGGACACCGGAATGTCGTCGTCCACGATGACACGAAGCCCCATGTAGTAGGGGATCATCATGCCGCCCTGCTGCGACGACGGCAGGTAGTCGATCAGATCGGCGAGCTTGAGCGCCTTCATCTGCTTCGAATGCACCCAGATGGCCTTGAACGAGTCGGCGCGGTCACCCATCAGGTAAGCCGTTTCGATGATGTCCGTGTCCACGATGGAGGCATTCGTGTCGCGGACCATATCGCCGGAATCGTTGGCGATGTTGTCCGCAAGCACACCCTGGAGCATCTTGATCAGGGTCAGCTTGTGCGCGCGCTGCCAGTAGTCAGTCTGGCGACGGACGATGACCTTGAGCGGGTCATCACCGGCCAGAATGCTGGTCAGGTCGGGAATGCCCCAAGCCTGTGCGCGGATGTTGCGGGCCGCGATTTCACGACGCGTTCCGATCTTCTTCATTTCGATCGAGTCGGTCGGGTCGTCGTTGACCGGTTCGGACGGATCGTTGCCCAGATCCTTCCAGCCGGGCATATCGACGGAACGACCGCCCATGCTCAGCTTCGAGGAAATGGAGGGGTCGGCGAACAGCACGCCAGCCTGAAAGATTTCCAGGCTCTGAACATGCTCTTCGAACGAGTATTGAGCGTAGACGGACGGGACAATCGTGTCCGTGATCCGGGTCCATGCATCAGCCATTGTCGTCTACCTTTGCGATTTGCAAAGCGTTCCGCTCACAGCGGGTTGCTGGACACCCAAAGGTCCGGGTTCTCCCCGGCTTCGCGTGCCATGCGCTTTGCGCGTTCAGGGTCGCTTTTCACGAGGGCTGAGATCGCCATGAGGTCACGAGAGCCATCAGCGAGGCGCTTGAACGGATTGCCCGCTACCGGCGCGTCGTTTGACCCGATCGTGTCTTCGCTGAACTGCTTCTCTGCGACCGCCAGCATGGCTCGCGCCACCTGTGGGTCGGTCAGGCTGCCATCCGGGAGGATGATGCCCTTCGCCTTGAACACGTCCGTCAGCCCGAGGCCTTTGACGGCCCGCTCGACAAGGGTCAGCTTTGCCTTGAAAGGCTCGCTGTCCGCCGGCCCGAAATCCTTCACGAGGTCGTCGTAGGTCTGCTCGACGGACTGAGCGACAGCGGCCTGCTGGGCCGTCATCTGTTCCGCCATGTAGCCCACGAACTTGTCGTGCTGGGACTGCGCCTGTTTCGCCGTCAACCCGTCAGCCACCGCCCATTGCTTGGACGCGGTTGCGAGGTCTTCGGAGTAGGGCAGCCCCTCTGGAAGTCCTTCGGGAAGCTTGTATGTCAGTGTGTCAGGCGAGGTGACCGGGCGCATGTCTTCCGGGAGACGTGAATGGAATTTCTCCCATTCTTCCTTCGGAGCGTCCGGAGCAGGAACGCGAAGGCTTTCGCCCTGTTTGCGTTCCAGTTCAGCGTAGGAGGTGAAAGCCTTGTCCAGGCTCTCAGGCGTGGTCCAGCCCTTGGTTTCAGCGAGCTTGCGGTTGCCTTCGGAAAGACCGTCAAGAAAGCTTGGAGCGCCCTGTGCGGCGGACCCGTTGTCCGCACCTGGCGATGGCTGTGCAGGGTTGCCCGCCGGCGCATCAAGCACCACGGACCCGGCGTCTGCCGAATCTGTCATGAGAGAGAAATCCTTGCGGTGGATGGGAATAGAAAAATGGCCTCGCCACCGCTGACGAAGCCCTTTAGTCAGACCGTTATGGTCCGATTAAGAACGATGTAGGAACTGCCTAAATCGGGGTGATCTGAGCATCTGGTCGGTGCGATCCCACGACGCGTTCGCCCGCCTGCGAATGAGCTTGCTCATCCGTCTCGACATACGAGGCTTGGAGATGCGCCCCTTGTCGTTTCGAGTGACCCAGCCATTGGCCTCAAGCCATTCGCGCGACGGGAGGCACATCAGGCGTTATCGCCCCAATTTTCCACGAACAGCGTCAGCTTGCCGTTGACCGACAGGATGCCGTCAGCATCGATGTCCGTATTGGTGGCAAACGCGAAGTTCATGAACAGGTCGATGGCCGATGACGTGCCGTCCAGCGTGGCGGCAGAGGCCACATCCGCTGCCGACGCTGGCGACGGAGCAGCCACCGCACCTGTCAGTGTGCGGGTCGTGACCGCCACGATGTTTTGCATGGTCGATGCGAGCGTAATGCTCGACGCTGCCGCGCTGCCGATACCCCACGTCAGAGAGGCAGAGTCATTGATGGTGGAGGCGCGGGCCGTATCGACGCCGAACGTGAACGTTGCCGTGCCGCCCTTGATGCGAAGCTTGCCTTCGACAAAATCGAACAGCTTCTGACTGGCATAGGCCAGCGCGTCTGTGACCGTGACCTTCATGTTGGTCATGGTGAATTCGAGGCGATAGGAGCCGCCCTGCCCTGATACTTTGCAGGCTAGTCCCGCCTTGGGGACGAGAACGCCAAGTTCACGCTGCGCGGCGCGCTGAAGCGACCGGGGGAGACCACGGCTCATGATCGTATTCCTTCATTCTTGGGAGGGATTTCGGCTGACCGCGCCGTGCGGATGTGGTAGATTCTTGCGATGAACAACACTCAAAAAGAACGAGCGATCGGCCTGTTAGAGCGGGCTTCCGCTGAGTTCGAATTGCATCCCGAAGATCGGCGAAGCGAAGGCAAAATTGGCTTCGAAATCGACGCCTTCCTCATGGAGGTGCGCGGTTCGATAAAGCTTGAGGAAGGGCGCTATTACCGGTCACGAGAGGGCAAAAAGATTGGGCCGATGGTCGTGTCAGACCTGCTTGGCTTCGATTTCCAATGCGCCGATGGCTATTACAACAGCCATGGTCTTGCGGTTGCAGACCATCTGGACGCTATCGAAGAATGGACGAACTAACGCGCCTCTAAGCGAGCCGCTCTTTCCAGCGCCACCAGATCCTCATCGGTGAGCGTTAGAAAACCCATGATGTGCTGAAGCACTTCCGCCCGCGCATTCGATAGGGCGGAGTGAAGTTCGAAGCCGTGAGGCGTCTGTGTCTTCGCCAGCCATTCGGCATAGGACGGGCGGCGATAGTAGCCCGTCACGTTCGCCAGGTCGGCAAGCACAATCTCGCCCGCCTCGCCCTGGAACACCCTCAGATATGCCTTGGCGCGCGCGTCAGCAGCCTTTGCCGGGCCACCCGCCTGCCCTGCGTGCGCGATACTCTTGCGCGTCACTGGCGCATCATCCCGTCAAAAAGCCCCGACTGCTTCGCAGCGATGGCCGCCGGCACTGCGTCCTTGGCGATCTGTCCGGCCTGCGTCAGTGCTGCCATGCCCTGTTGAGCCTGTGCGGCCTTGGCCCTTGCTTCACGCAGCGCTTCCACTTCCTCACGACGGCGAAGCACGCGTTGCGGTGCGCGGCTCGCATCCTTCTTGATGCGCAGGTATTCGTCACCATCAATGTTATCCATGATCGACGGGTCTTGGCTGGCCTGCGCAAACTGCGCCGCAGCCATCACCACCATGTCGGTATCACGCGATTCCGCAGCCCGGCGCAGCACATCCAGCGGACCAGTGAAGGTCGGTCGGATTGCCTTACCAGCCAACGTTGCTGGCGGCAGATAGCGGCTGTCTTCCGCATAGAGGCCCTTGGCTTCAAGGATATCCATCTCACGATCCAGATTGGTTGCAAAACCGGACTGAATGATCGAGCCGGACGGCCCCAGCAATGCGCCCTTCTCTTCCTGACGGATCAGTGCTTCGGTCGCCGTCATGTCCGGGTTCTGCACCAGCGTCTGGAACAGGTTGACGAAGAGCATGTCGCGGATTTCTTCCGCGCGGGCGCCAGCGTAGTCAAAGGCGAAGGTCGGGTTCTGCCCGGTGTTGATCGGAGCAATGAGCGGTCGGCCATTGTCGTCCATCAGACCGGGATAGTTCTGGCCCGGGTTGAGGACAGGAACGAAATCCAGTTGCGAACGGGACGCTGTGGCCGGGTCAGTGATCTGTTGCAACGCCCGCAGGCCAGTGCGCCGCACCGCATTGATCTCGCGGACCGTCGTCAGCGCCTCGATCGTCGGCGAAATGCCGTAGGTGTCACCCTCATAGCGACGCCAGTTGAACGAGGACACCGGGAAGGACCGGAACCCGGCTTCGTTGACGATGTGCTCTTCTTCCTCGATGACATGATACGAGGCGAACGCCATGTCGAGATAGGCGAGTTCGCCTTCCCTGCGATACATCCGGCGCTCATTGCGAGGCTTGATGCACTGCACCAGCGTGATCTTTTCCTCGCACTTCTGTGGGTCATCAACCAACGCGCGGATTTTGGCCGGCAGGCTCTTGTAGCCAAACCGCTGTGCCGCCTGACGCGCGCTGCGTTCGTATTTGCGATGGAACGTGTCCACCATGCCCCAGCGATTGCGCTTGATGTAGGCTTCGACAACCGGGATCGACGCATAGCGGATCATCGCGCCGGTAAAGCCCTCTTCGGCGTAGAGGTAGGCCGGGCCATAGCGCACCACATTGCGAAGAATGGCCTGTGTTGCCGGAACGAAATTCGAGTTGGCTGAATAGCGCAGCAGGAACAGCAGATCGCGAAGGCCCTCCGCCCATTCCTTTTCCTCGTCGGTTTCCTCATCATCCATTGCTGCGGTGGAGAGGCCGTGCCACTTTTCCGACTGTGGAATGATCAGGCTTTCGAGACCGGCGGCGAGGCGATTGGCAGCCAGGTTGATGGTGTTGTCATAGACACGCGAGCCACGCTTTTCCTGCTGCGAGGCCTGCGAGGTCTTCTGCCGTGAACCGCGGCTCCACACGTCCGGCGCGTCAGGGTCGCAGAACTCGGCGACCTGTTCCCAAATGGGTTCGTAGTCGGAGCGCTCATGCTCCATATCGTCCTGGCAGCCGAGAATGTCGCGGGCGCGGGAGTCGCTCATGCGACGGCGAAGCCCATGACGTAGATGTCACAAGTGGCGGCGACGCCCTGCGGCGTCGTCAGCGATAAGATCGGGTCGGCAGTGATCCTGCCACGCCCAAGCGGGGTTGCCGCCGTCAGCACGAGACCCGCGCCCGTTGCGTTCAGCGCAGACCATGCCTGCGACGCGGCCACCAGTGTGATGCCCGACTTCGCTGCGCCGGTGTAAAGGCCGCCAACAGCAGTAGTGAGGGAGATGCTGGGATTGGCGACATAGTAGTTCAGCAAGCACCACGCCGGGTAGTCGTGCAGTTTGGTGAACGGCTGATCGCTCGTCGCGTTCATGTCTGCGCCGATGAGGTGATACAGCGTCTGCATCGGACCAACGACGCCTAGGTTCGCAAGCGCCTGAGCCTGTTCGGCATCGGTCAAGGTCTGATCGCGCAGGAAGTTCAGCCCGCCACGGATAGCCCTATGCCAGTAACCTTTGGGTCGTGTTGCCATCATCAAATCCCCAACAGGACGCGTTTGCCGCCACCGAGCGCCTTCGGATCAAGGTCGGTCTTGACGGTGTTGGCCGAGCCGCCCTGAGCCGCGAGACGTGCGGCTTCCAGTTCCTGACGACGCACCACAGCCGGGTCATCAGCGGCAGGCGGGCGTGGCAGAGGGGACATTTCTGGCGGTTCGAAGCACATCGTTCCAACTCTCTCTTGTCCAGTCGAACAGCAGGAAGGGTTCACCGCTCTTGCCGTAGCCAGGGAGTTCGCAGCGCTGCAGAGCGCCAAGCCGTGTCAACCAACGAACCGCGAGGTCGTTGCCGGCCATCGCCCGAGCCTCAACACGCCACGCGCCTTGCGCAGCCACGTCAGGTCCAAGCACCTCGTAGAAGAACCGTGTGATCGCAGGGACGCAGCGGTGCATCCGCTTGCCGCCCCAGCTCCATGCAATCCACAAGCCCGCCCGCTGCTCAGTAGCGCCAAAGGCGGCTTCGGGATTGCCGTCGAGTGTCACGACGTAGGCCATTCCCTGTAGGGCTGCGAGCGCCAGTTGAGCGGGCTTCCATGCCTCGCACTGGCAATCTATCTCTGCCTTGTCCTCAGGGCGGAGATTGGCGGCGATGTAGCTCAGGTCGCGAAGTGTGCCGCCAATGACGCGGGGTTTCACCGATAGTCCCCGAGCGGGTCGCTTGGCTTGTTCGCGTCCTGAACGCGCTTGAACTCAGCCGGGTTTACAATCGAATGGCGCAGAGACATGACCGCATAGCGAGTAGCGGACATCACGTCGTCCTTCAGCTTTACAACCACACCGTCCTTCCGGTGATAAATCCGAAACTCTTCGAACCAATCTGCCAACGTGTCGAAGACCTTGAACCGGCCCGTCTGCATTCGGTCCAGCATCATCATCAGGCCCGCCTCGACAGACACAGACCCGTCAGGGAACTGTGCGTGTGTGCCGAGCATGTTGAGTCCGTGTTCCTTGTATTGCTTGGCAAGCGAGACGCCGGCACCTTCCAGAGTCTCCCGACGTCCATCACGAGGCCACGCCCACGGCAACCAGGCACCCCAAGGCTTCAGACTAATGGCCTGCATTGCGGGCGTCTGTTGGCTCGCACGATGGCACTTCGTCACGTAGATGATGTCAGCCTCGGTATCGTAGGCCAATTCGATTGCTGCCGAAGGATGGTCCCAGCCGAAGTCCAGCCCACCGAGGCGAGGCCAGAAGGCTGGGAGGCGGAACGGCGCGACCTTGATTTCATCCTCCGAGATCGGGAAGATGCGCCCCGACCCGAGCGTGGGAATGCCCTTTGCCCGCGCCTCCCGTTCATGTGCGGGGTAACTCGCGATGATCTTCGCGCGCTCTTCGTCCGAATAGTGCTCCGCATCATCGATCGTCATTGAGGTGACGTGCCGATACGCAGCCCCGGGGTCGTCAGATTTTGGCATCAGGAACCGCGTCACCACACCGGACATCCCAAGCAGCGGCGTAAACGTCTGTTGAGCGAACTGCCCGCGCTGTCCGTTGTTGGTGCGCGTCAGACCCTCTGTGTAGATTTCCTCTGGCGGCTCCTCATCGAACCACACCCCGTCAACCGTAGGACCCTGCCACTTCTCGCGGCCCTTCTCGTAGGCCTTGAGCGCCAGGACACTCTCACCGGCCTGCACATCGCCACCGCCACCCCATCGCACAACGACGCTGTCCAGCAGGTTGGGAACGCCCATCGCCCGCGTGCGGCTGATCATGCAGGAGGCCGGAATGAAGCCAGTCCCCCATTCCTCTTCCTTAGCGGGAGGGCCAACCAAGATCCGTTGCGGATTGTCCCGTGTGCTTTCACCGGTAATCGAGCCGGCCCACAACAGCGGCGGTTTGTCGAATGTCGCGCCGTCCCACCAGTTCGGATATCGTCCCGTCAGATGCATCGCCCATTCGGCACCACCAGCGACGGTCTTGCCGAGTTGGTTGCCAGCCATGAACAGGCGCTCGCTGAATGACGCCCCTGCCCTGTGGAACTCCCGCTGTTTCGAATACGGCGCGTAGAACTTCAGCCGGTTAGTGTGCTGTCTGCGGTGCTTCTCCGCTTCCATCCGGCTCAGCAACACCGATAGCTTCGCGGAGGGCAGAGATTGCAGCGTCGAGAGACTCGTCATCGAAATCCTCGATCTTGTTCGTCACATCCGCCGTCATCGTCAGCGGCTTGCCGTATCCCCGGTCCAGCACCATGTTTGCCGCCGTGAGACGGACTTTGGCGTCCACATCATCGAGGGCCGCCACAAGCACTTCGAGGGCGCGCGCGCCGTGTTCCCGAGCCTTGGCGGCGATGCCTTTCGGACGACCGCCTGGGTTGCCGGACTGGCCCGGCTGGAATTTGCGTGCGTTTGGGATCATCTTCTGCTGCCTGTCTGTTTTCAGACCGCAAGCGCGGTTTCGAGTTCCGCGATCCATGCCTGGGTGTTGGACAGGTCCGTCTCGCTGGCCTCTAGCGACACCCGGGCCTTGTCTACCTGGCGCTCATTGGATTCGAGAGCAGCGCGGGCTACATCCAACTCGCGCTGCAATACTTCTCGAATGGCGGTAGACAACGCCATTGTCAGGCCGTCTTCTCGCGCTTGGCCGTCTTCTGCTCGGCAGCAGGTTCGGCGAGCTTGCCAGAGGTGCCGGCGCGGAAACCATAGCCTGAGACGGAATCGACAGGCCCGCCCTTGATCATGCCAATCTTGACGCCATCCGCGACCTTGATGACGCGGGCATTATCGCTGGAGCGGACCTCCGGCGGGCTGCCTTCCATGACAGAGATCGCCGAGACCTCATCCTCGCCGGCCGAGTTGGTGACAAGGGTTGCGTATCGCTGTGCCATTTTGATTTCCTTTCGTAGGTTGAACTACGGCTTGGGGAGCGGGATCAGGTTCCCGACCTCAAGCCACCGGTCGTTGATCCTCACCAGTGCTGTGCCGTCTGGCTGGACGGTCTGGGCATCAACGGTGCCGGATACGCCGGACTCGGGGTCGATAAGCTTCATGCCGAGCATGGCGTTCCCCTCCCTCGATAGGCATTGCCCGCCAGGCGCTGACCCGGGGCGATTCTTGATCTGCTGTGAGCGTGAGTAGGCAGGCGAGCAATTGAAAAAGCCCGACGCGAGGGCTACCCTCGTTAAGGGGTGTTGCGATAAGAATCCCTCGATAAACCCCGGCCTGATAGCCTCGCCAGCAGTCAACCGACTGGAGGCACACATGACCAAGAAGGCAATCGCTGGCGTCAACGTAAAGGGCATCTACATCGTGGAACAGGACGCCCCAGACGCGACCCTCTTAACCGTAGACTTCGAAGGCGGGACCATGACGTTTCGGATCAAGAGAGCCGTGGCCGCAAAACTGGTTGGTGACCTTAGGGATGAATTGCAGGTCTAGTTTAGGATGCGCGAGCTGCCGAATACTCAGCCCGGCCCAAGTCCATGAGCATGTTGTTCGACGCCGAAACACCCGCACCGCCGGCCAATGTGGGCTGCCCCACTGCCGTAGTGACGCCCCATGAGATGATTGGCTGATGGGTGTCGATGATCGAAGGCCAATAACGGTCGCGATAGATCACCTCGCGCGTCACAGACACACCATCGATCTGACCGACCCGAGCCTTGATGCGCTTCCACTGCTTTGGGGTCGGCGCGGCTTCCATATCTTCGGTGAAGCCTTCGAACCAGGCCTTGAACTCGGCGAGAGTCATGTTCGCTCCTGCTGGGCTAGGGCAATTGGCAACCTGCAATGTTTGCTTGCAGGCTCGGACAAAGAAAAGCCCGACGCTTGCCGGGCTGGGGCGCAATCACTGCGCGGGGTGATGGGGGAGCTTGGTGGCGCAGTGCGCCGATTTGCATTTCGGACACTACACACCTGCATATGATTTGCAAGAGCGATTACGCTGCCACCTGCAATCTCCACAGGGTTGCCAGCTTATTCAGCGCCATGCGCAGATCGCCCATCATCGCGTCTGCCGGCTGGTTTTCCAACACAATGGTTTCAACGGCCATCATGCCGAGCGGCGAACCACATTCGAGGATCGCGCGACGGGCTGCCTTGAAATCATCGATGGTCTTCGCATCTCGCCTTGCCGCCTGCTCCATGAACGGATCGCCGGGATGGCTCTTGATACCGCCAAACTCAGATGAGGATCGGACGCCAGTTGCGCCGATCGCGGACAGCCAGCGAGCATGAAGCTCATGATAGCGCAGCGCAGTGTCATAGTGGATCTGCGTGAACATGATGGGGTGCGCCGCGTCCGGGTTGCGCCTCTGCAAGCGCTTCCATCGCTCAAGCCAAGAGGCAATGACGGAGCCGTGCTCCGGCTTGCGAGCCTCGTCCGGCGATAGCGTTGGATCGGCCTGCCGGCGCTTCCATGTTGCTGCTTCCAGTTCCAAGTTCGTCATGACAGCCTCTCCGTCCACGCGCTGAATCTTACCGCTGGGTTCCCGTTGTGCTTCCTCGATGCGCGGGCGCCCGCGTCGTCTTTTGGCTGAGAGGGCTTTCATCGAGACACCCCAAGGATCGACACCCACGGCAGCGAGACAACCGCGTCGGGCGTCCGATGGCGATAGGCGAGCAAGCCCGATGAGGTTTCGAACACCTCGAACACCGGGGATATTTGAACAGGAACAAACCGGCCTGTTGAGCGATTGCGACGCGCCAGCAGCGCTAGGCGCTTGCGGTGCTTCTGCTTGCGGTCCAGAAGCTCTGGCGCACCCCATTTCTCCATTGTGTCGAGCATGACGCTTACTCCGATGCTGTGCGGGGGTTCATTCGTTCCCGCGCCTTTGGATTGTCGGGAATGGCTGCAAGGGCTGCGGCTCCGTATTTCGACTCCATCGCGTCTCGAAACACGTCAGGATCGTTCGCGCCGGTTGTCCAACCCATGGAGCGATAGAGTTCAGCGAGACGGGCCTTGTTGCGGGCGATCTCTGCTTCCGAGCGTGGCGGAACCGGAGCAAGTCGATCTCGTGCCATCTGCTCACGGTGGCGGATGCGCTCACGCTCGCGAATGTGCGGCTCCATCGCCTTGTCGCACTGCCCGCGCAGCTCGGGGGGCGACGGAAAGAAGGCATGACCCAATGCGTTCTGAAGGATCGCTGTCACGCCTGCGAATAGCCCAAGCTGCGTCACGCCGTTGAGCGCGAGAAAGTAGATCTGCTGGTCAAATTCTGCCGAAGACGTCGCCCGAGATGGTAAACGGTCGAGCATCGCCAGCGCCCTCCGGTAGTCGTCCTGATCCGCGAGGTTCCACACGTCCTGATGAGTAGTCGGTAACATCGATTTCCGTCCTGGATGTGAAAAGCTGCTTGCGAGACAGTGAGCTGACCGTCTCCACGGCGGGCGATGCCGTCGATTGAGGACGCGGAGGGACAAGCGCCGGCTGATCCGTCCAGCGGTCCTGATTGAGAAACGTCGTCGGGTTGCACCACGGCCGATCGTCGGTCTTCGCGGCATAGCGGCGGACGCCGGCAAGGATGGTTTCGAAGCTGGCGCGCTGCCGAGCGGCTGCGAAGACCTTTTCCGCGTCGCGCTTGCCGACTTTGTTTGGAAAGATGGCCCAGAATTCGCCGAACTCGCGCGCCCGCTCGGAAACGGAATGGATAGGGGTAGTTTTTTCTTTAGGGGGTGTGGGGGACGTTTCTTTTCTAGGGGAAAGGCCTGTCCCGGCACTGTCCTGTGACTGTCCTGTGACTGTCACAGCCTTGTCACGTTCGCGCTGACGGGCCTTACGCTCCGCCTGCTTTGCCTTCCTCTGCCTTTCCGCGATCTGCTCAGCCTCGATCGCCTCAACTGCAATCGCTATCGCCTCTGCGCCCGCGCCGGCCGCTGCCATGCTGCGAATGAGAGTGGCAATGCTCATGCTGCCATCTCCGATTCCGCTGCGCAGATGAGGACGACGATGGCGACGCCATCCAGGTTGTCCGCCCACTTCGCGTTGACTTCCTCCGCGAGACTGTCGTCCTTGACCAGACCTGCAGCCACGAGGGCGTCACTGACGGGTTTGATTAGATTGTCCAAATCTCGGGCGCGCTTGGACCGCCAGTCGCGCTGTGCGGCGATGTAGAGGCGATACGGGCCGGCAATCGATCCGAGCCGAGCGCCCTTGATCGCCCACGCCGTGGCTTCCTTCCACTGCGCATAGTTCTTGCTCTTGACGCTGACGACCTTGCCGTTCTGAATGAAGCTCGAACGCATCGCGTTGGCGCTGGGAGGCATGTCGGTGATGGTGACGCGGATCATACGGACACCGCCGCACGTCGTTCACGACGAACCTTGTTTCGCAGCGAAGCCGCGACAGACTTGTTCGACGCTATAACCGCGTCATGATCAGGCGATTTCATTGTGGCCGCGTAGTCGCCAGCCTTAAGGTCATAGCTGGGAACAATCCGCCAGCCGCGTGCGTGGTAGTCCGAGAATTGGCAGAGCGGGACGAGATGAACGGTCATCCGAGCCTCCCGCCTGCATAGAAGCAGGGCCGGAATCCAGACGGGGTGATGCAGGCGTGATATTTGCCATCAGGCGACTGCCGCGCCTTGTCATACGGAACGACGTAGGACAGCGGAGCCTTGACCGTCGGATGTTGGCCGGGAAGCAGCGTGATCTCGTAGCCGTTTGGGCCCTCACGAACGGCGCTGTCGGGGATCGGCGCGCAATCTCGATCCGAACAGCAAACCGGCTCATACCAGTCATGCGCCCTGACCTGCGTCGAATAGAACACCACGCCGACGAACGAGATCAGGATCGCCACCAGTGCAATGATGAAAGCCGCCCACGCCATTCCGTCACTCGGAAGCGGTGTAGGCCCGGTAATGGGGCGATTGTCTTCGGTCATGCTGCCCTCCGGCTCTGGAGGATCGCGTTGCCTATGATTTCCGGGATTTGCGGGACGATGGAGTTTCTGATGGTGTCAACTCTGTCCACCCGATAGGCAGACCCATCATCCATTCCTCGAAGCTCGCGCAACGCATCTTGCCATTTTCTGTCCCACGGAACGGATTGCTGCTTCCGCCCCATTCGTCCAAGCGCCCGCAAGTATGGTTCCTTCCACCGTTTACCCCGCTGGGGGTAGGCAAGAGCGAACCAGCGGTCCCTACTGTGCGGGGCACCGATGTAGGCAGCCGGTAGGCAATCCCACTCCGCGTCATACCCGTTCGTGGCCAGGTCCCCGAGAACCTTACCCAGCCCTCGTCTGAGCAGGGCTTCCACGTTCTCCAGCACGGCGTAAGCGGGTCGAACCAAGCGAACGGCTCGCACAACCTCCCGCCAGAGTCCCGAACGGGGTCCGGCAATTCCGGCGCGTTTCCCGGCGCTGCTGAGGTCGGTGCAGGGGAAACCAGCGGAAACCACATCTGCATCGGGAAACTCCGCCGTTGTAACGTCACCAATGTTCGTGACACCGGGAAACTGCTTCCCTAGCACTGCACACGCGTATGGATCGATCTCACTGAAGGCTATGGTTTCAAACCCGCCCGTCCGCTCCAGCCCAAGGCTGAAGGCGCCGATTCCACTGAACAGGTCCAACACGCGCAGTTTTGGTTGTTCGGTCATTCCCTACCTCATTCCCTTCTATTGAGCCGCGCGTAGTGGCGGGCGCTCCGCCGAGCGCGCCATGCCCGCAGCAGCCGCCGCAAGGCTTCGATCAGTCGCATCCGTTTCCTCGATTTCCCGCGCCTCACGCTCCAAGCGCTCCGCCGCGTTCTCAATGCCCTCGCAAGCCAGTCCGTAGATTCGGCGTCCCAACATCAGCGCGCGGTAAACCGAACCACGAACGTCCGTCATTCCCTCAGCCTTGTATTGGAGCCGAAACAGGTAGCTCTCCGGCACGCCAATATTTCGCGCGAGTCTGTAACGGACGCTCTTTTCACGGTCGCCGCGACCGCTCCATTCGGCATCCATAAGCTCACCGGTCCAGCGGACCGACTCTGTTAACGCGGTGTCACTCATGCTCGCCTCGGAAACTCTTTTTCCGGTTTCGGAAACTCTTTTGCCGCACATTTGGCCGCGCCTGGTTCATGATGCTCTTCATGAACACGCGGCGAACCGACGAAAGGGAAACAGAGAGCTATGCAGACGCGGCGCGCAGACTGTTGAAGATGTTGGATGCGCGCACAGGCCGAACGGTTGCAGTCGTTCCGGCAAACTCGGATTGCAGTCCGAGCGAAATTATTGCGGTGAGAGCCGCGAATAAGAATGGCGGAACGGGCGAACCGTTCGACGCCAGTTGCCAGAGATGGGAGGATTCGAGTGCTCTGGATGGGAAGCGATGAGGCGGTCATTGGCAAGCCTCGACAGGCTGCACGGTGGACCGCAGGATGGGCAGATACCTATCAATGCAACGGGCTTGCGAGAACGCAGCCGCAGGTGTCGGATAGCCATCGGGAGGCGACAGGTCTCGCGTAACGCCTTCCTGAAAATGCAGGAGTCGATAGCCTTCGCCTTCTTCGCGGACGATGAAGCAGGGTGACGCGCTCATTCGAACGGCCTCCCCGGCATCTCGTAGGCCAGTTCCTTGGGAGGATTGACCAGCATCGAGGTGAAGATGGTGATGTCGGTGGGGCGGGTCTGGACGGGGCGGAAATACCTAGCGAAATAGCCGCGAAACCAGACATCGCATTCGGGCTTGGGATACTCTTGGAGGTCGATCAGAACATCGTCGCCGTCCGTCCCGAGCCACGCCACCGTGCAGACTTCACCAGCGTGCGGTGGAGCATTCGGAATATCCCCAACATGCCCCTCTTCGAGGCAAACCACCTTCATGCCCACATGCCAATGCGTATAGTCGCCCATCACACCCCCCACAGCACGGCAGCGATGATCACTGCCCAGATAGCCAGAGCCATGAAGAAGATCGGCAGCGGTGAGTGCGACGCCTCCCAGGTATTGCGTGGGGCGGACGCCGCAGGAAAAGGTGCAGCGCTTTCACCGACCTCGCGCGCTGCCAGCGAGGTTGCACCCCAACCGCGTGCGGACCAAGCGACGCAGGCGATCGGGTTCGATTCTTGGATGTGCATCACTGCTTCACGAGCAGAGCGGATTGTCTCTTGAGGGATGAGGATTGTGGACATCAGGCGGCTCCAACAGGAGGCTTGGGAAGGGGTTGCCAGTGGGTAGGTGCGTCACCTTCAACTTGCGCCCATTGGGACCGTTCGTTCGTGCCGCTGTAATACCAGCGCCTCAGCATCAGGTCGTATCGACCCATGCGAATCCACTTCTTCTCGTCGTGGCCACAGAACACATGCGGGGCATACGGGCCTTTCACAGCCTCGGTCTGATACGTCTCAATCGGCTGCCAGCCATTGGCGTCTGGAGTGCTCATGCCGCCACCTCAGCGATCGCGTTCGCCTCAGCCCAAAGCCGAACCTGTTCGTCCCTCGGACGCTTGGGCCAAGCCAAGCTGCAGTCGAAGCAATCATCCTTCGTGTGGACGAAATGACAGGCGTCAGGCTGCTGGCAGCGAGGGTTGGTGAATTGGACGACCGGAGAGGAAGCGGGAGGGGTTGCCTCCCCTCCGGTCTGGCCCGCCGCCTTGGAGGGGGTTGGCGCGGGATCTTCAAAGGTGACTGTGAAGCCGAAGCCCTTGAGGCCGTTCGCCTCGCGCGGCTCGATCGGCGTCATGCTCATCGAGCGTGCCCGTTCGGGCGAATTGGTTGCGCCGATTTCCACGGCGCTGCTGGCGCGCTCCGCGCTGCGATCTACATCGACATGCTCCGGGTTGGCGCGGCCGTCAGGCCGTATCGACGCAGGATCGACGGCGTTGCTGTTGGGGCTGCATGCCTCGGCGTCGTGCGTCTCGACCCTCGGCTGTTCCTGTCCCTCCGTCAGTTCGCCGGTAACGGCGCCATGCGGGGGGAAATTGTTCAATGTTTCTATGTGCGCAGGCGCGGGATGCGCGCGAGAGGCCAGACCGCTGGCGAGCGCGGTCCGATAGAGGTCCAGCGTCGCCTCGGCTTCCTCGGCCTTGGCAATATCCACCGAAGTCGCGATGAGGTCGGTGCGCTTCTCCCGAAACGCACCACGCGCGGCCTTGGTGTCGAAGCCTTCGTCCTTCATCGCCTTGAACAGGTCTTTCGACCGGTCGGCCAGCGCAGCTTTCTCGTCCTCAATCAATTGCCATTCGAGGAAGTAGCCGGCGAGTTTTTCGGGCGCGGTGATGCTCATGCTGGTGCTCCGGCCGAGCGATGCCTGCGGACGAACATCATAAAGGCCCTGAGCTTCGTCTCGGTCTCAGGCCATACGCGACCGCCGGAGCGGAGCCGACCGACGATCTCGGAATTTCCGACCGCCTGCTTCCCAAAATAGGACGGACCCATGCCCGTCTCATCGAGGAAACCGTCGATCTCTTTCAACAAAGCGGAGGTCAAATCTGTCATGGCGGCACCACATATATCCTCTATCGCGGACGTGTCAAGCATCCTCTATCAAGGACGTGCGGAATCGCCCGATATTTCGGATAATGTCGGTATGGGTAACGAGACTTGGCGCGACCGCCTGACAGCAGCTCTGATCGAGCAAAAGAAATCGATGCGTCAGGTGTCCCTGGACGCCGGGCTGGGCCCCGGCTATGTCCACTCGATCCTGAAAGGTGGCAAAGACCCCACCATCGATCTACTGCTGAAGGTATGTGAGGCCGCTGAAGTGTCTCTCCCTTGGGTGATTTCAGGCGTAAATGTCACCCCTGAGGTCGAGGCCCTTTTGGCTGAACTGTCGGCTGCCGATCCCGTTCAGCGTCGCGCGATGCTGACGCTGCTTCGGTCAAAAGCACCCGCATGAGTTGAAGCGCGACGCGCGCATCCTCCTGCGAAAGCCCGTTAAGTATCCTTTCTAATTCTGATAGGCGCATAAATCCCTCCCGCTAACATGGCAGCAGGGGCATTATGCCCATACAGATGGAAACGTGGATAGGATTTTTTTCCTTCCCGCGTTTCCACAGATTCCCGCAACCCCGGAACATCTCGATTTCCGACATGGCGCACGTATCAGCGGAGGGGCGGCCCTTTGGCTTGAACGCGCCTATGCGACTATTTCATCCTCTATCGCAGATATCCTATTGCAAGTGTCCGCGATTGAGGATACAAGTCCCTCATCACCACCACGAAGAAGGCCTCGCCCGATCTGGTGGACCACACAGCCCGGCCAAACGCTCGGGATCGGGAGAACCGGAAATGACCCGCAGCCAAGTCCAGCCTTACTTCCGCGCCTTCATGATTGAGCGCGGTCTGTTTGACAGCCGTCAGGCCAACAACGCCGACTTCATGTGCTGGGTGCAGGACCAGTGGAAGGCGTTCGAAATCGCCACTGGCCGTCCCGCCGATCCCGTCACCGGACGCCGCCTCTACGCTGCCGAATTTGGCGCGTGGCTCCATGCGAACTCTGCCGACGCGCTCGCTCGTGAAGCCGTCGAAGCCGCAACCGCAATCGCCGCCTGACCCCGCCCCCTCCACCCAACAGGAGCGCACTGAAATGAACGCGATACAGACGAAGACGATGGCACCGAAGCAGACCACCGCGCACCTTGATTGGCGCACGATGTTGAAGGCTGCCGACGACACGCCGCAGGCCATGCTCGACGCGCTGGACACCTACTTCGAAGCATTCGCCCAGCCGCTTCGTCGCGACGATGACGAGAGCAAGGAGATGCTCTGCATCGAATGCGAAAAGCCCCTTACAGGCCTGACAAGCGTATTCTTCGGCGGCGGCTTCGTTTGGGGCTTGGCGCACGGCGAGGGCTACTGCGCTGGCTGCAAATGGCCGGCGCGCGGCCACCACTTCATCAAATATCCGGACGGGACGGATTTGGCGACGCTTCGCAACGTCGTCCTCCAATACCACCCTGATTATGTGGAGCGCCGTTCCGCCCTCGCCTCGCAGACGGGATCGCGGACATGAACGCTCCCAACGATACCGTCGCAGGACTGGTGAAGGCTCTGGAGAACCTTCTGGCTAACTTGGCCGAAGGTGACTTCATCAGCGAGACCCGACTCGACGAAGCCCGAACCGCCCTCTCCGCCTACCGCGCTCAGCAGAGCGACGGGTGGATTGAATGGGGTGGTGGTGAACAGCCTGTAGCGGACGACGTTCGCGTCGATATCCGCCTCCCCAACGGGATCGATATGTCGGGCGATCCGGCGTCTTTCTGGCATTGGGACCACAAGCGCCCACCAGAAGACCGCATCCTCGCCTACCGCGTGGTGGCGTCATGACCATCCGCCCGAACGATCCCTGGAACCCGTCCGCCCCTGTGCAGGCTCCCCGGCCAGTGAAGCCAGACCCATGGATGCCGGTGAGCATCTACACCCGCGAATACGCCCGTGAGGTCGGCTACATCGGCAACAGTCCAGCCATGCTCAAGGGCTTCGAGATGATGCGGCAGGCCGGCATCCGTGAAGCGCGCAAGGCCCATTTCGAGCGCGTCGCGGAACTTGCCGAGTTCAAGGCGCACCCGGAAATGTTCTTCGCTGCGGTCCGGCCTGCCCTGTCGATTGACGAGGCCATTTCCGACGCGAACCGCACCATTGCGCTCTACCGCCGGACGCCGACCTATCGCCGGGATGCTCTGGCGAGCCGGGTCGTCAAGGCAAAGCTCAACCGCGTCTATGCCCGGTATTTCCGCCGCTTCGGCGAGCGGGTTTGGGCGATGGCGGAGGCTGCGTGATGTCCGCCCGCACCCGCCACGAAGCCTCAATCAAGCGCTCCGACGCCGGCCTCGGTCGCGACCTTGAAGAAGCCATCGCCACCCTCGCGTTTCGCAATGGCCTGTCTTGGTTCACCGACGACCAGATTGGCGACATCCGCGAACTGATGGTCCGGCGCGACTGGCGGTCGAACCGCAGCGCGATGGCCAGCCGCAAACACCACGCCGCGTTCATCGAGAGCCGGCAGCCGAAGAAGGAACCCGCGTGATGCCCTACACCGCAAAGAGCGCGCTCCACCTCGCCCTTTGGGAGGGCGGCGGCGAAGTCGAGGTCGAGGCCGTGATTGAGTTCACGGTGACGAAATTCGCCCCGGCCACGATGGAGCAGCCCGAAGAACCGCCGATGGCGGAAGTCTCCAGCTTCCGCATTCGCAAGCCGAAAACCGGCGAATGGCTCACCAGTCCGGCATGGATTTCTGACGCCTTCGAAGGCGACGAGAGCTTCATGAACTGGCTGGTTTCCGAAGCGGCCGATCAGGACGAGAACGCGCGGGACCGGGCGGCCGAGGACCGGGCCGACGAGCGGAGGCTTGGCCTCTGATGTCCCATGCCGACACTGCTCTATCCGACGCCTGCGAATGGCTCGTCTCCACCCCTCGCCGGCTTGCTGTCGCCCGATCTGACTTCGCCGGCACGGTCAAGGACGTGATCAGCGGACTGTCGATCATGGCCTTCATCATCGGCGGCGGGATGCTCGCCTGCGGGGTGTTCGGATGAACGGCTACACCTATGGCGAACACGAGCCGACCGCATCTTGCCCATACTGCGGCGCGATCTGCCGCGCCGATTTCGTGGATATCGGCGTCGGCTTTCAGCAGTGCGGCCCCTACCATTGCGACGCGTGCCTAGCGTCAGAGATCGGCCCTTACGATGCGCCGCGCTCCCTGACTGCCGACGAGTTGAAAGCGGGCTGGTATGCACCGGCTAGCGAGCCTGGGTCGAGCGTCAACGTCATTGGCGGGCGCATCGTGAGCCATGTTCAAGCGCGAGACACCTACCAGCGCGAGTTCACCGGCAACATGCTGTGGCACGATAAAGCCTACGTCGACGATTGGTGGGCGAAGCAGAGGGGCGCGCGATGACCGCCCTCACCAAGCACGACGAAGCCTCTGCTGTCCTGGTGCGGCGCGAACTCTGGCAGCCGGATCGCGACGAGCAGATGGCCGCGATCGAAGTCCTGCTTGCGTCCAGCATCCCCACTGAACTGCGCAACGCGCTGCGTGAGCGCGAATTTCAACTCGCCACGAGGATTGCACGATGACCGACACGCCAATCAATGCGCTCTACACAGCCCTCGCGGCCGCGCAATCCGAGTTGAAGAATCCCGAGAAGACCAAGGATGGCAAGGTCAAGGGAACCGCCAAGGCATCCGGCAAGGACTACGAATACTCGTTCAAGTATGCCGACATCGGAGACGTTTTGGAAGCCGTGTTGCCTGTGTTTTCCAAACACGGCCTGTCCGTCATGCAGCCCACCAAGATCGCCGAAGGTTCGATCATTCTGATCACGCGCATCGCCCACACGGCGGGGGCGATGATCGAAAGCGAGTATCCAGTCTGCGGCCTCAACGGCAACCATCAAGCTATGGGCGCGGCGCTCACCTATGCTCGTCGCTATGCCCTGACAACGCTTATCGGCATCGCCGCAGTTGATGACACCGATGGCGAGGGCGCGGCGGATGTCGGCGAAGGGCCGCGCGTCAAGATGAGCGCCAACCAAGCCAAATCAGAACTGAATTGGGAAGCGATACAGTCGTCAATCGACACGGCGCCCGACTTCACCGCGCTCGACAAGATGGCCGACCGGATAGAGGAGCGCAAGGGATTTTGGCCTGACACCTATTACCATAAGGCCCGCGAGCGCATCACGTTCAATCGCCTCCAGATGGCCGAGACGAAGATGTCCAAGGCGAAGGACCCTGACGAACTGCAGGATGCCTTCACGCGCGTTGAGACAGCGCTGGAAAAGAAAGTCCCGCACGACGAACTAGCTGCGCTCTACCGCAAATACGAAGGCAAGTTGGAAGATGCACTGTTCCCCGGTGACATCCCCACCGATATGCGCGCCGCGCTGGCCCGTCACCCAATTATGGCGGGAGAATAATCATGTCCGGCAGCGTCAACAAGGTCGTTCTCATTGGCAACCTGGTTGCTGATCCCGAAGTCAGGCGTCTCAACTCAGGCGACGCCGTAGTGAACATGCGGGTCGCTACCAGCGATTCCTGGCGCGACAAAAACAGTGGCGAACGGAAGGAGAAGGCGGAGTTCCATCAGGTCGTCATCTTCAATGACCATATCGCCAAGGTGGCAGAAGCCTACCTGAAAAAGGGCATGAAGGTCTACGTCGAAGGCTCTCTCCAGACCCGTAAATGGGAGAAGGATGGCGTCGAACGCTTCACGACCGAAGTCGTCCTCCAGAAGTTCCGTGGCGAACTCCAGATGCTGGACGGCAAGAGTGACGACGGGCCAGCGAAGACCTCCAGCCGGCAGGAACGCGACGACCCGCGCACGCAGCAGCGGGAACTTGACGACGACATTCCCTTCTGAGGAGCGACGACAATGGCCAAGAAACCCGACAAGCCGGTCTATTCCTTTGTGCGCAAGGGGAAAATCCTCGTGCCGGAACTCGACTACGACCTTCGCGCGCTCGACGGCGTGGCAGAAGGTCAGCGCGTTCGTGTTGACATCCGCCAGTGGCGCAACCTGGACCGGCTCAAAGCCTACTGGTGCACCCTACAGGATTGCATCGACGCGACAGGCTGCGCACCTAGCAAGGAAGCGCTGGACGCCTACGTGCGGCCCGCCGTGGGGTTTGTGGACGCGATCCGGCTTGCTTCGGGACACTTCGTTGGTGTCGGGCGTCCGATCAACACACGCGAATGCGACGAACCGGAAATGATCGCTTTTTTCCAGAGCGTCGAGGAATTGCTGGCGCGCGAATTTGGCTTTGTCAGCGAGCGCGGCGAAACAGCGAGGGCAGCATGACCCCTACCGTTTCTGACCTTCGCATGGCGGCGATGCTCCATGACACCGTGCGCGGACGCCCACGCATCCGCGAGGTTCTGCAAAAATTCGGCGCGATCAAGATCACCGGAGTTCGCGATGAAGATCGAGCGGACTGCCTTTTGGAATTCTTGCGCCTGAAAATGCAGCCAAAGCACGATTATTGGGAAATGACGACATGACCCTCACCCTTCACGCCCCGTCCAACATCCGCAGTTCCCGCAAGCGCATGAAGGCTTTCGAGGCCAACATCAGCGAGCTTGCCGAATGGAAGCTGGACCGCGACTTCCGCCGCAACTTCGACGCCGAACTCTCCAGCGTCCCCGCCAATGACGGGTTCGGGAGGGATGTTTGCGAGCTTACGGGAGGGTTGGTCTGATGGTCGGATGGGACAAGGAAATGCAGGCGGCGCTTGAAGCGGACGCGGCAAAACTGACCGCGGAAACGGGCGAAGACCACAGCATCGCTTTCTTCGACTTCGATGACGACGACAACGGCGATTGCCCAAACTGCGGTGGCGATGGCGTCATCTACATGTGCGTGTCGGAATACGCATGCATCGATCCGGAAGGCGGCTGCGATCTTTGCGAGCGCCGCTGCGATTGGTGCAAGCCCGCCGGCCGTTCCGCTCTCTCTCAGGATGGGGAGCGGAGCTGATGGCGATCCCGTTTCCAATCATTGCAGACCCGACCGCCCTGACTATCACGGTTGGTCCGGTCGTCTTCGACCGCCCTGATCTTGCACGTCGGGCAGAATGCTGGACAGACGTTAAGGCAAATATCTGCGGGGAAGCGTCATGGGACAATGGCCCCAAGGCGGCGTATCAGTATTACGCCTCCCAGCTCGGCGCGAAATTCAATCGGCGTTTCCAGGCTGCCAACTATTGGCTTTGGCTAGGCAATCGCCTTGCACCGTCTACCGGCAACATCCTGCGCGCGGAAGGCCGGCACTGGAAAAACTATCACCCCGGCCTCATCTGGCGCACCAAATCCGCACTTCCCTATATCAAGGAAGCAGAGCATGACGGTCTTCACCACCTGATCCCGATCATCGTCGCGTATATGGAGTCCCCGCAAGAGATTAGGCGTCGCATCGGACAGGGTGCGTGGCGCAGGATCGCGCACAATTCACTGTCTCGCAACGTCCGCATCATGCATGCAGTTCATCGTGCCCGTCGCGACGAACTGGTTACGGACGACGACTTGGTCGTGCGCCTTCTGGATATTCCGTCCGGCGTTATGCGCGCCGTCCAGGGGGCAACACCAGACGAGGTGGTCGCCGCGCGAATTAGCCCTAGGAAGAGGGTTGAGGATTTCCAGGCGACTGTCCATCTGGTGCGCGACACCCGCGATATGAAGGGTTTGGACTTCAACCCCTCATGGTCGCTTGCCCGAATGGGGCGAGAGCATCGCGCGGCGATCCGCGTCGTGATGCAGCGCGGCTACAGCGATAAGCCGTTCGCGCCGGATTGGAGTTACGCGTCCAACGGCTTCACCGCCATGATGCTGACCTCGCAGCTGGACATTGCCGAGGAAGGCGCAATCCAACATCACTGCGTCGCAGCCTATGCCAAGCGCGCCGCGCAAGGGCGATATGCGGTGCTACGCATAGAAGGCAAGGAGCGCGCGACCGCAGGTTTTGTCCCTCGAAGCGGGCAGGTGGACCAAGTCTACGGCGCCTGCAATCAAATGGTCTCGGACGAATGCTACACCTTTGCGCTGGCGGCCTCCCGCGCCTTTTCGACCGCATTGACGGAGGCCGCATAGATGGCCCGCCGCTCGTTCTCCAAGAAGGACCGCGCCCGCATCTTCGCCGCATCGGCTGGCGTCTGCCATCTGTGCAAGGGCCATATCCAGGTCGGCGAGGCTTGGGAGGTAGAGCACGTCATCCCCTACGCCCTGACACGGGATAACAGCGACGAGAACCTGCGGCCCGCTCACAAGAAGTGCCACGAGCGGAAGACGCGCGGCGAGGACATCCCAGCCATAGCCAAGGCGAAGCGTCGCGAGGCGAAGCATGCAGGGTTCACGCGCCCGGCTGGCCGGCTCCAAGGCCCTCCCTTCCCCAAGCCCGACAAAGCAGCCCGCCGTGCCGAGAGAGCAGCCGGCAAGGCCGCGTTGGCCCCGAAACAAATCTACGCGCAAGCGCAAGGAGACTGACATGACCCGCACAGTTGACGCCGGCACGACCCGGCCCGCGCTTCCCGGTTATCCGGCAGATGTGGTCGCATTAGCGGAGAGTGCATCTGTATGGGCCAACGGCCTTTACGCGGATCACATCTCAGACAGCGAGTCGCAAGAAGTCGTCGACGCTATTTGCAATGCTATCATGCAGGATAGGGATGCCCGTCGCGCGTCCACCCTCGCATCGGGAGAGACCAGGAAGCCGCTGGAGGCGGCGCGCGACTTCCTGCAAGGATATGCTTGGCCACACCTTGCCGCGCGGGAGAACGCGGCAGCTGCGATCGTCGGCATAGACGCCGCTCTAGCGTCCGAAGACGTGCGAGGGTGGCGGACGGACATGGAGAATGCGCCGAAAGACGGCAGCCCTCTCATGATCTGGGTTGAAGACGGCATCATGCAGCCGCACTGCTTCGCGCCGATCAGCATCACAGATGACGGAGCGTGGTGGGATGATGCAACCGGCGATCGGATTGAGCCGGTCAAGGGCGCAAAAGCCTGGCAGCCCGCCCCCAACGCCCCGGAGACACGGCCATGAGCGGGCTGGCGGAAGGGTGCTGTTCGGCTGTATCGCCGTGCAGCCATCAACGGATCAGCCCGAACACAATTTGCGAGACGTGCATCTCTGCTCGCAACCTCACTGCCGCAACCCCGAAGGCCGGGACGGTGGCGGTGAAGCCGCTTCCTTATCCGCCGATCGTTATGTCGAAGGGGCCGGACGGCGCAGATCACCGAGTCGGCGTTCATGAATATCGCACGCCGGATCGTCTGGACGGTATTGTGACTATCGCGGTCTTTCTTGGCAAGCATCGATGGGCGGAGGCTGAGCTGTCGCCAACCGATGCAAAAACCGTCTCGGATCTGATCCTCTCAAGGCCATCGGTCGCCGCCCTTGTCCCCTCCCCATCGGTGGCGGAGGCTGCGGAGCCGGTGGCGGCAATCATGACCGTCATCGATCCTGATGCATGGGAGCCGTGCTCACCGGCGTATCTGGCGGCTGGAGGAGACTGTGCCTCTGCCCCACGCGTTTGGAACGCACTGGAGATGAACCACTGGCACCCGAAATTGCCCCACCCCGCACCACCGTCACCCGTTCCAGACGGACTGGAGGCGCTGGTAGAGCGGACAACGGCGGCATACGATCTCGTGAAGCTGTGGCCCGAAAATCGAATGACACCCGGCGCTACCGGTGAACTCGGGAAGGGCTTCACCGATCTACTCGAACTTCGCAACCTTGTGTCGGAGTTGCTGGCCGCCATCACCGCTCTCAAAGCAGAGCGAGACGAGGTGCGACAACAGGCTCGAACAGCCGCGATTGCGACAATCAGGCAGGCAAATTGCATTCACCTTACGGCCCAAGCACTAGGGCCTGATTACGCTGCCACAGTTGACGCGCTGCCCAAGGCGGCAAAGCACCGCGTTACCGAACTCATCACTCGCGCCGAGACCGCCGAACGCGACCTCTCCGCAGCGGAGGAAGTGATCCGCGCCGGCGTCACGGCCTGGGAGAAGCTGCCGAGCGGCAACCACTCCAAGGCAGTAATCCAGGACTGGCTTGTCGGCACGATGTGGCCGGCAATTAACCATTGTCGGGATTGGCTTGCAGGGAGGGCGAAGTGATGGTCGAGCGCTGGACCCTACCACTTGACTTCGCCGGTCCGGAGATGACGAAAGCGCCCAGCGGCGAGTTCGTCCGCTTCTCCGACTACGAAGCCCTGCGTTCCGACCTCTCCGCCGCCCTCGCACGCAATGACGAGATGGCCAAGGCCGTTCGCAAGACTTTGACTTGGGCAGAGCAGCGTTGCCCCTGCCGCGATGAACAGCCAAATCCGTGCCCACTGTGCGGCGCGTCGGTGGAAAATCTCGAAGCCTGCAAATCAGCCGAGAACACCATACCGCGCGATGTTCTCGACGCACTTCGCGCCGCCGCCGTCCGTGCCAGCGCAACCAAGGAGAAGGCGGAATGAGCGCCTACTCCGGTTTGTCCGACTTGCGGGAGCGGCGCTTGATCTCACGCTCAATGGCCTCGCGAATGAACTCTGCCATGCGGTTAGGCCCGACGATGGCCTCGATCGCCGCGCGCGTCTCTACAGTCAGCCTGACCAGCGTCGGCTTCGTGTCAGATTTTCTGTTGAGCGGCGGGCGTCCCATACGCGCCGCAGTAAGTGATATCGGTATCTCTGTCAAATTCGTCTCCAACGTGAAAATTAAGCGATATCGCTTATTGACGGTATATCCGATATCGGTTATATCTTCAATCACAAACTGGATTGGAGATATGGACATGGCCAAGAATCGTTACGCCCTCCGCATTGAAACTCGCGATGGCACGCTTGAAGACCCTTTCCATACGATGACCCGCAAGGCGGATGCCGTCCGCGCCGCCAAGAAGGCTGCGAAGGACTTCATCGGGGCGGACATTGTGCGCGTCTGGGTCGATGACCTTTGCACCGATCTCGGCATCGCTTCGTTCAAGACCAATCATGCGGATCGGGTGGCGTGATGGACCTCGCCATTTTTGCCACCCTCGCGGCCCCTCTCTGTCTCGCCGCCTTCGGCGGCGGCATGCTGTTCGCCCGATTTTTGATCATTCGCCATCCCGGCCAAGTCGGCCTGCGGCCCCTCCCGGAGCCCAATCGCTCTGGGCACAAAGATGGAGAATATCGATGCCAGAAATAATGAAGCTGGCGCGGGAGATGCGCGAGGGGCTGGAAGGCGTGACGGATGGTCCGTGGTCGTTCGAACGGATGATTGGCGCGGTCGGCTGCGTCAACGCCAAAATCGGCGGATTTGCCAAACTGTTCGACGTGCGAGGTTGGGGCTACTTTACCGGCAGCGGCCACGGCGGGCTTGGTTTGCCGGACGCTACGGCGAGCAAAATTCACGATGCTAATGGCCGACATGTTGCCCGCTGCTCTCCCGACAACATCCGCATCTTACTCGACCACATCGAAGCTCAGGTGGCCGATCGTGTCTCCTGCCAGGCAAGGGTGGAGGAACTGGAGCGGGCGCTACGAACCATGACCTACCGGGCGTTTGCAGACAAATACGACATGGCCACTGCCGATCGCATCCTAGACAGCGGCGAGTGGCCTGAACAATTTACCGACATTGCCCTGTATGACGCGGTGAGGGCTCTCGGCGCCGCCCGCTCCACTCTGGAGGGGAAGTAGATGCGCGCCCCCTATCCTGGAATTAGACGAGCAACCCTCCTGATCGCTCTGGATAACGGCGGCATAAACCGGGATCGCTGCGAGAAACAACAGGGGCGTGATCTTGACCGGTTCTTGCAGCGCCAGCCGCACGACATCCTACCGGCCATTGATAGATGGCTCGCATCTCTGCCAACCGACGATCTAGAAACCGTTTGCGCCGGTGAGCATGGCGAGGCGCAAATGTTGTTGGCGACCGCGCCGCCCTTCACCGAGTCTCTCTTGAACGACTATTTTGACGAGGTTTGCTAATGGCCCTCCTTGGCGAATGCCGGTGCTGCCGGAAGCCGATTGATAGATCGCGCCTCGCTTGCCCGCCTCACTGGGCAATGCTTCCCAAGCCGTTGAAGGACGCGATCCTGCAAACTTACCGCGCCCGCGAGTTCCGCGTCTACGCGAAGAACGTGGGCGAGGCTGACGCCATTTGGCAGGCCGCTGGGTTATGGAAGCCGCCCATCCCCATGTCACGCCGCGCCGATGCCGGTCTTGCCACCCTCCGCGCTCTCTCAGACCGGGAGGGCGGGGAGTGACGAGAGCGCTTTCCATTCCGCAGAAACAGGTCACCGCGCTTGCAAAGGGCGCGGCAAAGGCCGGATGCGTTGCCGAAGTCAAGATCGGAGACGTGGTTATCGGTGCGGCGTACAATTATTCATGTTGTACGCCAACGAGATATGGTATGATTTTTCATACCGTTATGGAGAACCGATACATGGCTAAGGCGCTTCCGCTCCCGCTCGAAATCCTTCGCGAGAAATATGCGTATGATCCGGCGTCAGGGCAGCTTTACGGGAATGCGCATGGCGTGCTTCGCCCTGTCGGGCGGGCAGATGTGAGGGGCTATACGTCTGTTGACGTAGCGGTCGGCGGGGTGAGGCGAACCATCCTAGCGCACCGCATCGCTTATGCTTTGATGAATGGACGCGATGTTCCGGAAGGCATGTCGATTGACCACATCAATAGGCAGAAAAGCGACAACCGGTGGGCGAACCTTCGGCTCGCCACCCATCAGCAAAATTTGACCAACGTAGAGCAGCCGAGAAAGAACACCCTCCCTCGCGGCGTCTACCTGAACCAGAAAAGCCGGATAAACCCATACAAGTCGAAGATTCAGGTTTTCGGGAAAACGATCTATATCGGGTCGTTCCCAACAATCGACGCCGCGAAAGACGCCTACGAGGCCGAGCGAGCTAGGCATGGCGGATCATTCTATGGGGCGTAGTCTAGACATACCTGCACGGCAGATAACTGCGATCTGCCGTGGAGCTGCTAAGGCTGGCTACGCACCCATGCTGCAGATTGGCAAGGTCATCATCAGACTTGTCCCCGAAGAACACGTTATTCATTCACATGAAATCAAGCCAGTTGACGAAGGGCCGAAAGGTTACCTCTGATGGCCGTCATGCCACGCCCTCGCAAGCCATACGTCCAGCGCGAAGTCACGCGCCACGGCAAGACCGTCTGGTATTTCCGGAAAGGCGACGGGCCGCGCATCCGTCTAAGCGGCGCCTACGAAAGCCCTGAGTGGCTCTTGGCTTATGAGCGGGCTATGGCGGGCAAACCCGCGCCAAAGCCCTCAGCAGCCAAATCTGGCACACTGCGTTGGCTCGTTGACCAGTATCTTGACAGCGGCCGATTTTCTCGGCTCGCATCCGAGACGCAGGAGATGCGAAAGCGCGTGCTGAACAACGTCTGCGCCACCGGCGGCGATCTGCGGTTCGGTGATATCACACCCGCCGACATCATGGCCGGCAAGGTTCGCCGTGAGGCGACGCCCTATGCCGCGATGAACTACGTGAAGATCATGAGCCAGCTGTTCACCTTCGCGGTGGACGCGGGCTATCTGGCTGAGAACCCCGCAGCCAAGGTTAAGACGACCTCGCCGTTCTCCGAAGGCCATCACACTTGGACGATTGCGGAGGTTGAGCAGTATCGCGCGGCCCATCCGCTCGGCACGCAAGCCCGCCTCGCGTTGGAGCTGCTGCTGTTCACCGGGCTGCGCCGGGCCGATGCGGTGAAGCTGGGCAGGCAACACGTCAAGGATGGCGTGATTCGCTACCGGGCGACGAAGAATGGGTATGATCTGGAGTTTCGGCTATTGCCTCCCCTGGCTGCGGCCATCACAGCGACAGAGTGCGGTGACCTCGCGTTCCTATGCAATCCGAAAGGGAAGCCATGGATTAAAGAGGTTTTCGGGACATGGTTCGCCGAGCAATGCGTGGCGGCAGGCGTTCCGGGTCGGGCGCATGGACTACGGAAGGCGGGGGCGACACTGGCCGCAGAAAATGGGGCGGATGAGCTATCGCTCGCAGCGATGTGGGGCTGGCACGATCCGCGCCAGTCGAAAACCTACATCCGAAAGGCGAGCCGGAAAGTCATGGCAGAACGAGCGGCGAACGCTCTATCCCCGCACCCCGTATCCGACGTCCCCGCACCTGAAATAAAAACAGGGACTTAGAAATAGGGCTGGCGATCCCGACAGGAACGCGATAAAATCCCCGAACATGCTGGTTTATCAAAGTTTCGGCCCCCGCACCACCAGCGAACAGACCCTATGTGGCGGTTGAGGAATTCGTCGCCGTCCCCGCACCTTTTTCGGCAGATGTTCTTAGGAGGATGGAATGAGCGAGCTGGCACAGTTCGAGGTTGGAACTCGCGTAGTGATCAAGCCAAATCTCGCGGACGGTCTGCTGCAACCTTTGCGCGGTTGGGCATTGAAAGGTCGCAAGGGAACCGTGACGGGCCGAGCGCCATCCGGCCCCAATGGCAAGACTAACCCGGTTGTCACGTTCGACACGGCGAAGAAACCGCGATGGCCGACGGACTGGCGATACACGCTGTATGACCGCGATCTTTCCCAAGCGGAGGAACCCACCCCATGACCGACATGATCACCCGCGTTTCCCGCGCCATCCTCAAGCGCCGGTATTACGAGCCTCAGTTCCACACCAATGAGGAATCGTTCTTCACCTCGTGCGATCCTGAACTCGTCATGGAAGCAGAGGCAGATGCACGAGCTGCGATCGAGGCGATGCGGGAGCCGACTGACGAGATGATTGCGGCAGGCTGGCGATCTGTGACCCTGCACAAGCAGCGCGCCGGCATAGCCAGACTAGGACCGGGGCCATCGCTCAGCGATGGATACACGGCGATGCTCGACGCAGCCCTCGCTTCCCCCACCCTGGAAGACGCTGGAGAGAGATGAATGGATATGACCCCCGAAGAAGTGAAGCTTCTGGAGAACTACCGCGCCGGACGCCCTATCCTGTGCAACTTCAACATAGGCCTTGGCGTGAAGGTTGATGCGACAGACGAGACTAATGCGAAGATTGAGGTCGATCCGAGGCCTCAATACCGCAAGGACTGGCACGCGCTGGAGCAGACGATGCGCTCCACAATCCGGAATTGGCAATCGATACTTGCGCGTCCCACCACACAAGGAGACTGAGACGTGAGCGAGGCGAACAAACTCATCACGGATGCGGCCCGGCTAGCGGCGCGAGATCGAATCTATCAGCACGCAAAAAGCCGAGGGCAGCGTATGACACGAATTCGCGCGATGGAACTAGCGATCATGTCTGGTGAGGTCGTTGCTCTGGCGTCCGAAGCATTCCGCTCCGCCCTCTCCCATAACCACCCTACCCCCTCTATATCGGAGGAATGACAAAGCCCCTTCGCCTCACATGGAAGCGGACCCACACGCACCCGCAGGATTCGAAGGACGATTTCCTGTGCTTCGATGGCGAGTTGCCGGTCGGTCGCATCTACAAGAGCCACAAGCCTGGATCGATAGACGATCAATGGCTGTGGTTTGTAAACGGGGTTATCGGCAATGTGTTTCTGAGTGGAAGCGGTAAGGACGACGACAAGAACGTCGCTGCCCGAGCCTGTGAAGCTGAGTATTTCGCATCACTGGAGCGGATAGCGAAATGGCGAGATAAGGAGCCGAAGACGTGAGCGCCTGGAGCTGGCCGTGAGAGAGTTCTGTGCATTTTTTGCACGGAAGTCGCCAACGGAACTTCGCGCCGGCCGAATACGGGGTTGGCTACCACACTAATCGACATCAGGCTCACCCTTGAACCGGCGGACCAGCACATCGAGCGCGATGTCCGCGATCCACATAGCAACCACGCCGATCAGAAATGCAGTCGCGTTCTGCGTCGCCTGCATGCTGTCAGGCGAAGGCAAGGGCCAGTTGACGGCCTTGAGATAGTGGATCGTCGGCTCGGTGAGATACGCCGCAGCCAATGCGCCGCAGATCGGGGCGGCGATCATCTCGCGGAACTTGAACCGTTTGCGGGACAGCGCCCGCAGCAGCCCGCCCGCTGTGCCGGCCGCCAGCACGGACGGGTTGATGCCGAGTGATTGCAGGAGGTCATGCAAGGTCATTTCCGCCCCTTCAATGCGCTGGCGACTGCGGAGAGACCGGCAACACCGCCGCCGGCATAGAACAGGTTCTGCCAGGCTGTTTCGGCCCACGGCAGTAGGCCCGGAGGAATGGCGGCCACGTCCGGCAGAGCGCCATTGGCAAGCGTGTCGAGCATCCCCCAGCCAAACCATCCGGCCAGCGGGATTGTCGCCATCAGCCACGGCACCCAGAACACCTTGTGCTGCATCCCTGCCCTGACGACGCCGGCCGCCTCGGCATTTGCGGCGGCCTCGCGTGACGCATTGATGCGCTGGCGTTCTGTCTCGGAATCGGCCTTGCGCTCGATATGGCCCAGCACCCGGTCGAGAAAGCCGAACCCGGCAGAGCCGAGAAGCTTGGCGACGATGGAGGCGATCATGTCAGGCCACCGCCGCGCAGAGGAACCGGCGCTCCTGCATCGTCCGCTCGTTGAACCATTTGCGCGGGTTGCCACAGCACCGTTGCGAACAATGCGCGATATGATCCGCGAGTTTGATATTGCTGGGGTTGTTCACGCCACGCTGCGCAAAAATGCGAACGGCCCTCGCTTTCATGCGCTCTTTGTCACGCAGACGTTCACCGCGCTTCATCGTCTTCATCACAGTTGCTCCCCGGTGAACTCGGGCCGCTGCTTCGCCTTCACCTCCGGGTCGGTCGAGATGACGGCGGGACGCGGTCGCATCCAGATGTTGACGAGGAACCCAGCCGCGATCACCCAGCGCTGATACTGCTCCGGCAGAACCGCGACGACCTCCGGAGAGTTGAGGATGTCAGGCGCCAGGATCAGCGACGCGAAGAAGATGTTCGCCACGTAAGTCCGGAACCGGACGAGATGTTCCCAAAGCTTGGACATATCAGCCTCCGCAGAAAATGCCGAGCACAGCGCACGGCAGACTGGCGAGCCAAGCGCCGAGACCAGCCAGCACGGTAATGACGAGAGCGATCAGCGCGGCGGGGCCACGCGGCCTCTGCACTGGCGCAGGAGCGGGCTTGCGCGGCGGCGGGACCGGAATGGGCTTCGGAGCCGGGATAGGTGTCGGCGCGGCGGCTGGCGGCACAGGACGAGGCTTCGGCGCTTGCGAGACATAGCCTGCTTCACGCAGCGCCTTCTCGAACGCCAAGGCATAACCTGCGATCAGATTGGCCTTGTCTGTGCCATTGATGATTTTCCGCGCCCCCGCGAACTCACGGCGGTCTTCCGCATCGTCTTCGTCCTTGCCGTCAATGAAGTCGTCAACGGCTTTGCCGGTGAACCAGCCCTCGTTCATGCCGTCGAACATGATGGCGACGGCAAGCTTCGGCTCCATCACCCGGTCGGGATACTTGACGAAATCGACGCCGAGTTTCGCGGACGCCTTCTCATAATTGAACAGCCAGGTTAGCTGGACCAGCCCTCGCCCGTAGTAGACGTGACCGTATTTGCCGGCGGCGGCTCCATACTTCCGGCCTTTGCCGCGCCCGTATTCACGGATCGGCTGCATGGTGTGGGCGGTCTCGTGGTAGGCTGTCGCGAGCATGTAGGCGAGATCGTTCGTCCTCGTCCCGCGGCGCTGGGCCTCATCCAGAATGAGTTCAGTTCCCTCCACCTGCTTCTGGGAAATGCTCGTGCCGAATACGCCGGAGCCGCGCGAACGCAGCGCCGCGAAAAATCGCGAACGGTCCATGGTTGCTTCCTCTTTGTGGATTGAACGAAGGCGTTCCCGCGAGGGCGGGTTGCTTCAGGGTTGAGGGATTGTTGCTCTTTGGGGGATTGGGTATAGGGAGGGGATGGAACCTGCCGACTACATGCCCCATGCCCCAAAATCTGTTTTTGGAACTATGCTCAGGCCAGGCATTGAAGTGGTCCCGAACGCAATCCTAACCAAGCCAGTCTTTGACAGCGGCGCGAAGACCTATGTGGGGGCGGTCTATTCCAACAGCGGGGCTATTGTCCCCTCTTCTCTTCGTCCGGGAGCGTTCGCCTATGATCGCCCAATAGACCCCGTCTCAATTGACCGGCACGTTGAGGCCGATCATCTGCCGAGGGCGATCTATGGCGGACATTTCTTCTATGCTTGGGGACACTTCCTTATCGAGACGCTTTCAACTGCGGCATCGGAGGCTGACTTGCCAGATTGCCCGGTTGTCTATCTCCCGTGGACCATCGCCTATGAAAGCGCATGGGCTGATTCTTATTTTCAACACGCACTCCCCGTGGTGCAGGCTGCATGGAGAAACAGGCCCATCATTGTGACCAGGAAGGCCGTGCGCTTCGACACACTCTATATCCCCCAACGGCTCACTTCCTTTGGTATGCGTCCGATGATCAACCCGGCGATATCAGCAGTTTTTGAGCGGGTAAGGGACGCACTGGCCATTCAGGAGGGGTGGGGCAATCGATTGCTGGTCACCCGCCAGCCAAATCACCGCCGCGCGCTTGCCAACGAAGCGGAGATTGTCAAGGAGATAACGCGGGCGGGCTTCCATCCTATTTCTCCTGAGCACATGTCCGCCGCCGACCAGGTTTGCGCGATGTCTCACGCGAAGGTGGTGGTCGGCATGAGGGGCAGCGCCCTCCACAACGCCGCTTTTTCACCGGCAGGAACGAAGGTCATAGAGATAGGTGACGTTGTCGAATCGCCCGAAGCCAACATTGCGCAGTTGGAACTTGCCGGGATTTGCGGCCATTCCTTCCACTTCGTCCATGCCTTCGGTGGCAATGCATCCCTCCGCTCAAGCAGGGAAATAGCAGATGAGGTTGTGTCGGCGGCGTCCATCACTTGATCTGATACTCGAAATCAAAGGAATACCCGACCGCCCCGGTTGATCCGGCGGGGAACGTGACCAAGGCAACGTTGTTCGCTGTGTCGGCTGTGATTTGGCCAACAAGCATTCCTGCGGCATTTACGAGTTGGCCACTCAAATCGCTTCCGTCAGCCAAATTTGAAGATATTGGAAGAGAGACTCTGAACGAAGAGGCCGTTCCGCCGGCGACAGTCGCATCAATGATGACGCGGCCTGACACTCGCACGTGTGTGCCAACGAGTGTGAAGCGAACGTCGGTATCGGCCAGTGCCACGCTGTCCACATTGGTTACTGCCGTCAAGGTTGGCGCATACACCCCGACATAGGTGCCGACTGTCGAACTATAGATGCTGTTGCCGTCCCTCAGGAGGTTTATGGACATACTCGGCGGGATAATGGCGTTCGGCCCCGCCAACCCGGACAGCACCACAAAATTTGTAGTGACATTCAACAGTTTCAACTCTGAACGGCGAAAGGCTGAATCGAGACTGACGGCAGTGACCGACCCTGAGATTCGGACAACATCCGCATCCTCCGCATCAAATGCGCCATTCGCGGTGACCGACTTCTGGGATAGATATGAAACGCCGCCATATTCCATCACGCCAGAGATTAGCCTTGCGCGGCTGTTTGACGGCATCGATACGTTATTCACCCCCGTTGGCGCATAGATGTCACCAGTGAAGCGAACCAGCTTGGTCATATCCAGCAGATCCGCATCAGCGCCAACATGAATTTGCCCGCTAACGACAGCTTGTGTAGCCATATTGTCGCCAAAGAGCTTCGCATCCACCAGCGCCGCGTTCTTGCCCCGGCTGCGGTAGACGCGAATGTCTGCGTCCATGAGATAAAGCATGTTGGCATTGTCGGCTTTGCCGATGACTGAAACTTCGGCGTCGGCCAAGTGCTCGATGATAGTGTGGCCGTTCTGAATTTGCTCGGCTGTCGTGTTGTAGTATACGAGGTGCGACAACTCAATTTCGCTGTTGTCTTCCTTCAACTCTCCATGGATGTCTGCATAGAAGTCGTTGACGACGCCGGTAATGTGAACGCCAGGCTTCAGCGTATCAGCGTTGCTGCCGTTGTTCGTGAGATAGACATTATTGAGCCGGACCTTCCTTACAGAGTTGTCCTGCGTGGGGGAGCCGCTTGACGTGATGCGGAATGCGCCAAGGGGCGTGTCCTGAATGGCGCGGATAGAGGTTCGGTCAAATGTGTGCATAATGCACGATGCGTTGGCGGAACCGGCAGATGGCAATGAAACGCCCGAGCATTGGGTATACGCCGCCACATCAATCGTATTCGTGCTGTCCAGCCAAAAACCCGGTTTCGCATTGTAGTTGATTATCTGGCCGCCTTGCCAGCCGAACACCTCTGCCGCGAAGTTCCCCATGCCGGCCTGTGCGAACCACCCATCGAAGTAGCAGTCTCGGAACTGCATATCCGCAGCTTGCCACGTGACTTCTGGCCGGCCAACGAGGCACGCAAAGCTTGGTTGCGCGGCGCTGTCGCTTTCAATTCTCAGCGCGTTCACGGTCCATCCAGACGAACCAATTAGGTCAAGAACAGGCGCACCATTTGCATATCGAGCAACCAGCGTTCCACCGTTGCCCTCGAACACAAACCCTTCCTGTCTCATCTTAGTGAAGTTCACGCCTCCATCGACCGCATAACGATGCCCAGGCTGTAGCGCGACACCGAACGGCGCTCTGCGTAGATCGAAAGCTGACGGAGACGGCGGCCACTCGGATTCTAGCCGGAGCGACAGCATTTCCTCGCGCATTGCGTCAAAGGCTGGTTTGAAATTGGTAGCCCCTGTATAGTCGGACGGGTTGCCGGCGCCGCAATAAATCACCTGCGTCTCCAACCCGATGTAGTGCTCTGGCATCAAGAACTTAAGCTGTGAGCGACGAATGACAGCAGGAGCTTTCAGATCAGTCCACGACGAGCCGTTGGAGTCAGGAACACCCCATCCGAGACCGAGATTTTCAGCTGCCTGATCGGCGTCGACTACATCCGAGAGGTTGTTCTCCTTGCGTAATGCGGTCGCAGATAGGTCAACTAGGTCAGCGTAATCCCGCTCCAGCACATACTTGACCGTCTTCCTCCCACCACCGCCGCCATTTGGAATAATGCGCGGCAGATTGTCGATCAGCCTATCAACCGTATCTTCCAGCTTCTCAACCTTGGTGCCGAGTTCCTGCCCAAGGATTTCCTTGGTGCGCTCTTTCTGTGTCTCCGCCTGCACGGCAGCATTGCGCACGCGCTGTTCTGCGGCCCGCGCCTTCAACAGGCGGTCACCCTCTATGCGCGCTGGCGGCGGCGTCCACTTGGTGCGGGCGGGAATGTTTTGAGCCATGGGTGTCTCCGCAAACGAAAAAGGCCCCGCGAGAGCGAGGCTTTGACAAGTTCAGGGTGTTCGGGTTCAGTGCGCGGCTATGCGCTTGATGATCGGTGCCGCAAATATTGTGGTTGGTCTATGTCTGCTGATCTGGATGCAGCAGCATTGGGGACTCATTGCACGCGAGGGCTACATCCACCTGGTGCTGTTTGTGCCAAGCATTTCACTCGCGCTTCTAAACGCGGCCTACATATTGATGCGGACGCGATAGTTACCGGGTGATGCCAGCAATCCGCCCATTTGCATGAAGAAGTCGCCAGCCATGAGGCCCGAACTTATCCGCAATGTTTTCTTTCGGCGTTGCCCAACGCAAGTGCTTCGGATTCACACAGCCGTCCCGACCCTTGCCACACGAATGGGCCGCCTGATGATCTGGTGTCGGTGGCTCTCCGTGTTTCAAAATACACATGACCCGATGCGCGCCCATCACCTCTGCGCAAAAGAAGGTCTGCCCATAACCTTGGGGTGTCCGGCTAAATGGCCACGTTACGCACTCCTCACCCTGATGGTCGAATAGAGAGTTGAGGAATTGGAGCCCCTCCCCCTCAGGCGCTGTCTTCGTGAAAAGCGGGTCTCCATAGCGCCGCAGTCGCGCGAAGTGTTTCTGGCAAAACCCGCGAATATGATGAGGGTTGCCGCACCCCTCGACAGAACAGCTCCCTCGAAATTTCATCTTTGGCGGTAACGCCATGCCAGCCGCAACGTGACGCTTGTAATGAAGCGAACAAAGGCCGCGTGCGATCGCGCGCCTATTGCACTCCGCATCGGAACAGATAGATTTTGTGATAGCCATTCGGAGCGCTCCACGCTTCGTTTCGGTTAGGGCCGCGCGGTGTTGCAAGCACCGATTGCGGCCCGATTAACAACTACTGGCAAATCGCGAGTATTCGTCACACTCTAGCAGAAACCCCGGCGTCTTGGAAGTTCCGGTAATCATAACGCCGAAACAAAGAATGCCGAGGCAGATGAAAGCCGCAACCAATGCGCCCGACCTTTCAGCGGAACCGTAGGCCAGCGCGAACATGCCGGCACCAACTACTCCCATAAGCGCAGATATCATTGCCGCCTTGTGTCTGGGAGGCCAAGCGTATCGCCAGTCGCCTCTTCCACCTTGTTTAGGAGGCTACGAATATAGAACAAATTTTGGTATGGCAAAAGCTGGCGCGCCTTTCGAAGATCCGACTTTGTGGTATCCCCAGCAAAGATGCTCCCACTGACCTGGAAAATGTCCGACACCGCGTCCGCCGATGGGCCAAGAAACGCCCCCGTCACATTGCGAGACGCAAATCGGGTGATTTGTTCACCTGTGAAGTAGGACAACCCCACCTTGCCCCGTGTGGCCTTCTCGGCAATTCCGTTCGCTTCCATGGCCCATCCTGTAAGACCGGACCAGTCCAGCGCATTGACCGCCCATACGGCAGGGTTGTCCGAAAGTTCCCGTCCTGCCACCTTCTCTTTCAGCGCGTAAACCATCGCCCCGAGGCCAAGCATCAGCAGCACACCGTTAAGCGCGGCGGCATCCCTCTGCTGCAAGCCGGCGAGGGTTGTCCTCTGCATGGAACTCACAGAAAATGACCGGAACTGCCCAACCATCTTGCCGAGTTCGGTGGACATCCAGAGCGGCTTGTCCTGGCCGGGCGTGACGATAATCCTATCCACGTCGCGGACGACGGCGGCGCGGATGCTGTCCATGGCCGAGCGGTCGGTCCACTTGCCGGACTGTGCCAGCCAGACGCCAGCGGTAATCTCGCCATGAGCTTCGAACTGGCGAGTAATAGCGCGTGCAAGGTCCAGATCAATGCCCGAAGCCGCAAGCCGCCTGATCTCGCTTTCCGATGCAAGGCCCTTCGCCAAACGCTGAGATGATCGCAAGACATTGGTCATCGTGATCAGGCCGGCGAATTGTTTCAAGGCCGCGTTCCAAGGGGCCATCAGAGACACAACACCGAACTTCGAAGAGACCGCAGATAGGCCCCGTTCGAATTTGGAGTGACGGCCGAAATCGTCGGTGATGTCCGCCATCGCCATTGTGCGGCTATCGAGGATCATGTCCAGCGCTGTGCCGGCCATTTTCACTTCGCCAGCGCCGGCGCGGAAAGCCTTGAAGTTCCGGATCATCGGGAGGAAGCCGTCGCGGAACGTGCTGGTCAGGCCATGCGTGAACACGACCTTTGCCATGTCCGGGATTGCCGAGAGGGTCATGCCGCCCAGCAGGCGCACGTAATTCAGGTTTCGAGCGATACGCCCGGCGCGAATGACAAGCGACGAGGGGTTGGACGGTAGGGCATACGTCCCGCGCAGTCGATCGCGGATGCCCTCGATGTCCCGCACATCATTTTCGCGCTGCTTCTGGATGGCCTTGCGTTCCTTGTCGGTCTTGGCGCCGGCAACTTTGGCGTTCGCCTCGTCATTGATCTTGCGGATTTCCTCCGCCATATCGACCGAGCCGAACTTGCGGGCGATCTCCACATCCGGAGCCATTGTCCGGATTTGAGCGCGCATCACCTGTTCAACGTCCAACTCCATGAAGTCAGCGATCTTCTCGGATGGAATGTTGAGCGTGCGTTCCTTCAGTGCGCCACGCGGGCCGGCGACGATATCGTAAGGAATGCGGCCCTCTGCATTGCCCAGGATCGAGTCGGTGATCTCATCTGCCAGGCTGCGCAGTTCGGCGTCAGAAAGATTGGCAAACTCATCAACCTTTTGCGAGGCCTTGTCCGCCTTTGTCGCGGCCACATCGGCCTTAGCCGCCGCTTCTTCTGCAATCTTGGTTGCCTTGTTCCGTTGTGCCGTCAGATGGTCCACCAGCCGCGCAGTCCACACATCCCGCTTGGCGATGATCCTCTCGCGATTATACATCCGGAACAGGTGCGACAGATCGTTCTTGACGGCGATATCTTCCGGGAATAGCCGTGCTTCGATAGCCGCCTTCTTCAGCGCCTCGTCCCATTGGCGGTAGACCCTAGCGGCCTCTGCCACCTGCGGAATCGCATGCTGCTCCCCGGAGAATGCAGCCCTGCCAACCTCTTCCTTGAATTGCTTGAAGGTAAGTTTCTGCCCGCCCCGCGCCCGCGCCCATTCTGACTTGATCGGGGAAAGGCGCGTCTGCCATGCAGTCGGCTCGGCAACATCGTGGAAATACTTCGCATAGGACGTATCAACCATGCGCAGCGCTTCCGCAGTCGGCGCATTCCACATCTTGACGCGGGTTTCGACAGAGCCACCGCGCTCCGTCGCGATGCCACGGGCATTGTCGGCATATTCCAGCGGCGTTTCCGCCAGCCGGCGCACTGTTTCACGTGTGGCGTTGAAGTCGGAGAGCTGCGAGCGGATAAGCGGGTCCTGGATGTTGACGCCAGGAAGACGCTTGATCAGCGCTTCGTCCTTCAGGACCAGCGGTCCAGTGTCCCGAGCAGCTGCACCAGCCGACGAACCCGCACCGGTAAAGACCCGATCAGCCTCGTCAAACGCCGCTTCCTGCCCTTCGATCTTACGGGAGAGCGCGGAAGATGCCGCAGGCGTCAGATAGCGCCCCGCCAGCGCCCCCAGAGCGCCCCCGAGCAGCACAGAGCCACCGACGTTCAACGCCGTCTCTTCGACCGTCCTGCCCGTCTGTGTGGCCTGTAGAGCAGCCTCTGAGATACCAGCGTCAATCGCAGCAGCCGCACCCACGCGAAGCGCCAGTTGCCCAACACCACGTGCGGCGCCAATGACCGGCCCGCCAATTGGGAGAAGCGTCGGAAGATCGAACACGCCGGCCGCAACCGAGCCAACGATGCCCATCATTCCGCCTGCTTCGACAGTCCTGCGGTCGCGCTCTTCACGGTCGATCTGGATTTTCTTCGCGTCGGCAGCCTTGCGATTGAAGATGCCCGAGAACTCGTCAACATATGGCGCGAATTTCGGGTCATCCTTCACGTAGTCGATCGCGTCAAAGCCGTCTTCGATCTCATACGGATTCGGCTGACCACGAGAGGCAAGCGCGGAGCCGATTGTGTTCTGTGTCCGGAACGCCGCGCCGAACACATCGGTCATCGAAGGATCGACCACTGGCGCGTCATCTGGCGCAATGTTCGTCAGGTCGCTGATCGTGCGGCGCTCGTCAATGAACGGCATCAGCGGTCACCGAACACAGGGTCTTGACCAGACAGGAAATCGGTCTGGCCCTGGACGCGATATGGTGCCTGCTGGCGCTGTTCCGTTTGGTTAGCGCGTGCGTCTTCTATTGCCTCGCCCGTTGCCGCATCATCGATGCTTTTCTGCATGCTCTGAAGCTTGGTGATGTCCGGACGCCAGAGCTTGCCGGGGATCGTCTGCAACACGCCGTCGCGATCCTGATACAGGACGGCATAACCTGGCATCTCGCCACGCTTCACCATTGCGTCCGTTTCCGGCGTCGTTACCAACTGCACCGAACTCATGTCGGCGTCCGGCGAAAAGGCTGAGATATCTGCCTGAAGCTGCGACGGATAGGACAGTGACTGTGCCGCGTCGGCCACCGGGAACTTCGGCCAATAGCGCTCAGGTGGATGCTTCATGACCACCTTGCGGCCCGTCAATTCCGTCACGCCATAAAGACGCTTCATCTCTTCGACGGCGCGATTCCTGGCAATTTCTGGGTCTCCGCCAGCACGATAGAACTGGTCTTCCGCAATCGCTGCAAACTCAGCCTGGATGCCAAGCCTTTGTGCTTCCGAAAAGCCGATGTCGGGAGCAGTCCCAAACCATGTATCAAATTCGCTGGACAGGTCGGTCGACTCGACCTCTTTCAGAAACTCCTTCGCCGCCGGCTCCATAGCCTTGCGGTTGAACTTCGCCTCCGGACTATTGCGCTCGATATAGCGCTGTGCTGCCATCTCCGGGGAGAGATTGCGCTTGTTCACGTCAAAGGCGAAATCATCGACTGCCGTCTGGACCTCAGACCCGCCATCACGCCGCGCAAGTGCTGCCGGGTCGAAAGCCGAAATGCGCTGCGCAAGCTGGAGCGCAGTCGCCACGTCAGCCGGCGTCTGGCTGGAAAGACCCTGCCGAATGGAGTTGACAACAGGCTGCGGCACAACGCCGGTCTGCTCCAGGATCGCGCCTGCAATTGCGCCATGCTGCTCTGGAGGAATGCGCTTCACCGCGTCGGAATAGAGATTGTCAGCGCGCGTCTTGTCCTTTGAGGCGTAGGGATCAAGGTCCAGGGTGCGATCGTTCAGCGCCACGAAATCCGACTGGATCTGGTTCGCGCCTTCGTTCTGCGTGCGAACTTTTGTGATAAACTTGGCTTTGTCGCCACTATTGAGAACTGGATCGTTGAGAATAATGGCTTCGTCACGAATCTGCCCACGCACGATCTGTAGATCGAGATCGTCGGAGTGCTGAGTGTAGTCGGCCTTGATCGTCGCCGCCTCAGTGCGCTGGCGTTCGCCCATCTCAACATCGGCCTGATTGGCCAACACCAGCCGGCGCTCGAGCGGAATATTGGCAAAGCGGGGATCGGGGCCTCCTGCGGATTCCGGAACACTGGCCTGGCCTCGAATAATCGCCGCCTCTTCCGCCCGCCGCTTGGCATTGATACCGCCATTGTGGCCTCGCAAGCCCTCCACGGCAGAAGCGATTTTCTCCATATCGCCGGAGCGCACGGCACTGGCGACGGACTTCGGCAAGCTGCCATAGTTATAGGCCACGGATGTAAGTGCTGCGCGCGCGCCTCCGGGCAGTTGCGACCAATGATCGACACCAACCTGACGCGCTGCTGTTTGCTCAAACTCACGTGACCGGCGCGCGAGATCGCGTTCCGCGTCGGCCCTCGTCACGGTATCGCCTTGCTTCACCGAAACAACCGAACCATCAGCCTTTGTGATCGTGTCCGACCCATAGCCAAGGCGGTGCGCGTTCACATCCCAATAGGTGTCTGAGCGAAACCCCTCGAATTTGCGCAGCAGACCAACCGCGCCACCACCTACGTTTGGCCCGGCCTCAGGTTCAGCAAGAGTAAGCCCGAGCGCTGACTTGGCCTTGGCCGCAAATTGCGGGTCTTTCGCCAGCAGCGTCTTGAACAAGGTCTCATCGGCATTCGCCAGCCAGTTGGTCTTCGCAACATCCTTCTCCAGCGCCGGAAGGCCCGACTTTTCGATGATATCAACGCCCTGCTGCTTGAAGGCGTCGAAGGTCGCGGTATCGTTCGGATCGCTCATCGCCATTTGCGTGGTGATCTCGTTCTGCGTCTTCTGGATCTCAACCTTGTAGTAGGCCTGTTCGCTTTTGTATTGCTCGCCTGCGAGCCGGTTCGAACCCTTCATGCGGTAGAGTTCGCGCTTGGCTGCAAACTCCGCCCTTTTCGATTCCGGCATGCGCTGTAGATAGCTGTCGAACACCGTGTCGTAAGAACCAGGGCGAACCGGTTGCTGCGTTACCGGGTCGATCTCGCCATAGACGCTATCGTGGATGCCAGCGCCGTCGATCGGCGCATTGCGCACTGCGTCATCTTCCTGACGCGCAATATCCGCCAGCATCTCGTTCTCGCGGATCGTCGCGTCGAAATTGTCCTTCTGGTCCTGCTTCTGCCTGAAGCGTTCCGCGACGTTCTGGATCGAGTTCCCCAACCCCTCGATGGCCGAGCCGATTGGCGATCCTGAAGGATAGGAGACGACGCTGCCCGTATCGAGCGAGCGGCTTGCGATCTGGCGCGGGACATTTGCCATCAGTATGGGCCCCCGCGCGCAAAGGGAGACTGGCCGATCTTCGCAGCCTTGTTCGGATCGTAGAGACCCGACAGGCCAGAGATCAGACCGCTGCCTGCATTGATGATGCCGCCGGCCATCGCCTGCTTGCCAGAGAATCGCGAAATATCCGCCTGGGTGCGAAGGTTGTTCTGCCTGATCTGCGAGCCATACTGGATTGCGCGGATGTCAAGTTCCCCCTCTCGGGCATTGGCGATCAACACATCTGACGGAGAGCCGGCCATTGCGACGCCGGACGCACCCACCTGAGCGCGGGCGTTGGCCTGAAGCAGCTCCTGCTTCTTGCGCTCCTGACGCGCCTCATAGGCTGATGCCTGACCGTCCGCCTGAGCCTGTTGCTCGTAGGCCTTGGCTTGAGCGTTCGCCATCTGCTGCTGCATCGCACCAGAAGCGACGGAACCAGCGACCGACACGAATGTGCCGATTGCTGCGAGAGTGCCAGGATCAACGCACATAGGTCAGGGCTCCGCGTCAAAGATCAGCGTGGCTGCGCGAATGGTGCAGGGCGTGGGATTGGTGAAGCGGATACGGACCTTCGCCATCCCTTCCCAACTGTCGTCAATCGGCACCGTGACGTTGCCGGTGAACAGCTCGATGTATTCCGGATCGGCTTGGTTGCTGGGGATATCGACCGTTTCCCATGAGCCGCGCTGCATGGACTGGATCTCCAGCCCGGTAATGTCGGTCTCAAACAATGACAGGATGACGGCGGAAACCTTCTTGCGCCGGCCACTACGCGAGCCGTCCTGACCACCCACATCCAGTTCCAGCGTTTCGGCCTTCGACGTGAACGGCAGCCCAACATGTGCCTCACTGC